CATCATCGCCGAGAACGAGCCGCTGCGGCGCCGCATCAAGCTCGAGCGCGCGGTGTGGAATTCCGACGAAAATCTCCAGGCCCGCATCCGGCTGCAGTACCAGCTCCTGGTCACCGAATCCGCCCACGAGACCGGCAAAGTACTCCTGGATCCCGCGACCTCGCCGGCGGCGCGCAATGATCTGCTCAAGACCTGCGCCACCATCGCCGGGGTGCACAGCACCCAGGCGCCGCGCGTCGGCGAAGGCGGCGAACCGGGCCAGCGCTTCTCCATCACCATGGTGTTCCCCAACGCCGGCAGGGTGGAGGAGATCAAGCTGGCGAGCGCGCCCGCGCCGGCCCCCGGGCCGGAGCCCCTCGTGATCGAAGGAGAAATGGCGCCGGCAGCGTCATGAAAGGACACACAGTCATGCCCATAGGGTTCATCTTCTGGTTGATCATGCTGCTCGCCATCGTGTTCTGGCTCGGCGGCCTCTGGGGGCCGTATGCCAACAACCCCACCCTGCCAAGGTTCAACGGCCTTTGGCTGTTCGTGCTGCTGTTCATTCTTGGCTGGGCGGTGTTCGGCTTCGCCATCCAGGGGCCCGGTATGCGATGAATATCCTACTCATCCTCATCGTGCTGGTGGTGCTGTTCGGTGGCCTCGGCGGCGGATACTACGGCTATGGCCGCGGCTACTACGGACCCGGTGCGTTCGGTGGCATCGGCCTGATTCTGGTGATCCTGGTGCTGGTGCTCATCTTCGGCGGCGGCCGGATCTGGTAGTTCCGTGAGATATACACCTCCCGCGACAATCGAGCGGTTCATGCTGGACGATTCGCTCGTGCGCTTCATTGTCGGGCCGTTGGGAAGCGGAAAGTCCATGGGCTGCATCATGGAACTTCTCCGGAGAGCGCGTCTGCAGGCACCCGACGCTGACGGGGTGCGGCGCACCCGCGGCGTGTGCATCCGCAACACCATGAGCCAGCTCCGCCTCACCGTGCTGGCCGACATCCAGCAATACCTCAAAGAGATGGTGCGGTTTTTCGTCACCGATTCGACCGTGCAGCTGCGCGCGCCGATGGACGACGGCACGATGATCCACTCCGACTGGACCTTGATGCCCTTGGACACCAAGCTCGACGTGCAGCGGCTGCTTAGCACCCAATTAACCTTCGCCTGGATCAATGAGTTCCGCGAGGTGCCGATCGACATCGTGATCGCGCTGATCGGGCGCCTCGGACGGTTCCCGCCGAAGACCGCCGGCGGGCCGAGCTGGTACGGGCTGATCGCCGATTCCAACCCGTGCGACGTGGATTCACCCTACTACGAGAAGCTGGTGCTGGAGCCGCAGCCCAACTGGAAGCTGTTCCACCAGCCCTCGGGCCTCGCGATCGACGCCGAGAACGTGGAGAACCTGCCGCCCGATTATTATGCCAACCTGCTCACCGACCGCGACGAGGGCTGGGCGGACGTGCATGTGCGCTCGCAATGGGGCAGCTCGGTCTCCGGCCAGGCGGTGTTCAAGCGCAGCTTCGACCCGGAGCGCCACATCACCGACGGGCTGCTGGTCAACCCGATGCGGCCCTTGATCATCGGGCTGGACTTTGGCCGCACTCCCTGCGCGCTGATCGGCCAGGCCGACACGATGGGGCGATTGCTGGTGTTCGAGGAGGTGCTGTCCGAGGACATGGGGCTGCGCCAGTTCACCCAGGAGCGGCTGAAGCCCCGGCTCCTGGAGGAGCCCTATCTGGGCAAGCGGGTCTATGTGATCGCCGATCCGGCCGGGATGCAGAAGTCGCAGCTGGCCGAGGAGACCGCGTTCGACGTGCTCCGCCAGGCCGGACTGACCGCCTGGCCTGCCGCGACCAACGACGTCGGGCGCAGGCTGCTCGCGTTCGAGAAGCTGCTCAGGGACTTTCCGGACGGCAAGCCCGCGTTACAGATCTCCCGGATGGGCTGTCCCACCTTCGTGCGGGCGCTGTCGGGGCAGTACCGCTACCGCAAGAAGACCAACGGCCAGCTCGACGACAAGCCGGAAAAGCTGCACCCGTGGTCGGACGTGTGCGACGCCGGCCAGTATCTGGCGCTGGCGGTGAACGCCGATCTGGTGGCGCGGATCATCGCCCGCAGCCAACCAAGGCCGCAGGGCAAACGCTTTACCGCGGCGGCCTGGACCTAAGACCTACGACGGCTTGCCGCCGGTCTCATGCCACTCCACCGGCGAGATGTATCCCCGACGCAGCGCCTTCAGCTGGTCCTCGAAGGCCAGGATAATCTGCTCTGGCTGCATGGTTGAGACCACCCCGGGCGGCTCGCCGGGCCGCTGATAGGACAGCACCCACTCGGCGTCGTCACCGAGCAGCTTGATCAGGACTTCGCCGATCGCGCCGTGCAGGAGGAAATCGTCGGCGCTCATGGTTTCTTCCTCGTCAGTTCTTCGTCCGGTCACTGATCTTGACCTTGGCTCCGGGCGCGAGGCTGTTTGCCATCAGGTCGATCATCTCAGCCTCGGTGCGCCCCGAGAAGATCATCACGTCGTGCGACATCCCGAGCTGCGCGCCCTCGATGAGGATGTAGCTGTCCAGCGGGCCGTCGCGGAACCGGTCGAGGTTGCCGTGCGACAGGCCGACGAACAACGTGTCGCGACCCGTGGTGCCCTTGCCGGTGCCCTTGATCATGGTTCCCTCCCGTCAAAATTCCCTTGGGCGCGATAATGGCATTTATCACGCCTAGCGCGCCTCAATGCACCGTCGTGCCGTTGTAGGTGATGGTCAGGTTGTCCGTTCCGGATACGCTCCAGCCCGGTTCCAGGGCGATCCAGACGCGGGCTTGCGGGGTACCTAGCCGGCCGCGCTTGGCTATCCGGAGACCGTTCACGACGATGAAGATGTCTACCCCATCGCCTACCATGGCGATGTCCGGCGTCTTCTCGGTGCTCACTTCACCCTCCAGTCATGCAGCCTAGGGGCTGCTGCCACCCCCAGGCAGAAGCCCACGAACAGGGTGCCGACGAGGAAGAACATATGAAACGCGAAGAACACCATAGGCTTACCCGTTGGCTTACCTGAACCTGTCGTTGAGATCCAATGGCGGTGTTATTCAGGCGCGAATATCACCCCCGTCCAGCACACCGGCAACCGGCGCCGGCCAGCGCGTCCGGTGCAGCACCCGGTGATGCCGCCAGAGGCTGCGATAGTGCAGGCGATAGCGCGCGAAGCGCCAGAACAGCGGTAGCGTCGTCGGGCGCCTCACGTCCATTAAGCCGTCTTTGCGGACGTCAGCCACCAGCAACCGCAATGCGGGCATGGCTGGTCGACCACGAACTCCGCCCGACGACCACACCGCGCACAGCGCCACGCCGCGTCGCTCATGGGCAATCAGCCCGGCAATGCCACGATCTGTACCCACCTTCTCCACGCCATTTCAAAGTTAGCGGTCGCTTCTTCGGCCGTCGCGCCGCAGGTGCCGATTTTGAAAAGCGCAAACCTTGGCGCTATAGCCAGCCAGCCGCCCCAGGTGCACTGGAAGACTTCTGGTATTATGGGCTCGCTCACTTCACCCTCCCCGCTCGTTCGTTCCAACCGATAGACCAGGACAGCCGGCGCAGGGAGCTAACATCGGCGCTATATTGCGGGTTTTCATGCAACTCGACGCCGGCACGATGCGCCAGAACGCCGTCAGCAAACGCGTCGATGTCTAGGTAGTCCGGCAGACGGCGGAACCCTGATCCGGCGCCTGATTTCGTTCTCGCGTGCGCGGCGAGTCGTTGGCGGCATAGCTCGATCACTTCACGCGGCAACACCGCTCCGACCGCTTCGTTAAGCCGGCAGGCGCCGGTGGTGTAGTCCACCTGATCCAGCAGCAGGAGCAGCGCTCTCGCCAGATTGTCGGCGTCCTGGGCGTCGTCTGACATCTTCTTGCCTCATTCCGCCTGGACCAGCGCGTCGCCTAGCTTCTGCTCGGGCTTCTGCTGCTCGAAATACGCCTTGCGGATCAGATCATCGCTCATGGATTACCCCCGGCCACCTCTGCAAACGACCGTTTAATGATGCCCTGTTGATTTGTACGCGCGCTGCGGGCCTCACCTTGCCGCATGCTCGGCCAGCGAGGCCAGCACGAACGCCAGGACCAGGAGCGCGATGATCGCGCCGCTCAGCACATAGTGCATGCGCCTAGCCTCCCTTGCCTCCACCCTTGTCTCCGTCACCCTTGTCGCCGTCACCGCCGCCCGAGCGCGAGCGGCCGGTCATGATGACCGCCACCAGCACCGGCACGGTCTCCGAGAGCCAGTCGCGCAGGATCGTCACCCAAGGCCGGTCGAGGCATTCGGGGACGAAGAAGATCGTGCAGCGCAGCGTGATCAGCAGCGCCAGCAGCGAGGGGGTGATGACCAGCACCGCCAGGAGCCACATCGCCATCCGGACCGGATCGAACGGCGGGCGCGCCACCGTTCACGTGTCCACCAGCTCGATGGCGTAGAACGCATCCCCGTCATTGATCACGTTGCCGCTGGCCCCGCCGCGGAACCGGATCACCCGCTGGCTGGTCGGATGGGAGAGCCACTGGTCCCACACCAGCAACCCGTCGGACTGCTCGGCGATCAAAATGGCCGCGTGCGCGGTTCCGTCGGTGCGCGAGGTGTAGCGGCCGGCCTGGTCGAAGCAGGCGATCGCGGTGCCGGCGGGCAGCGGCGGCGCGTGCCCGCGCACCTTGGCGCCGCGCCGCCAGTGCGCGGTGGGCGGTAGCCCGGTGACCTCGCGCACCAGGGCGACACAGTGGCCGTCGCCCACGGGCTTGCCGTGGTAGCGCAACGGCACCTCACCCCGGTGCGGCATTCGCGGATGCTACTTTTTCTTGGCCGGCTCCGGCTCGGCCACCTCGGGCTCGCCACGCATCGCCTGCAACTCGGCCACCACACCGGCCAGGACCGCCAGATCGTCGGGGCCCAGGGTATGGCCGATCCGGTAATGCAGGTCTTCCAGCCGGTAACAGAGCATGCGCAGCTGCTCGGTCGCGAGGCGCTGCCGCCGGTAGGACGGCGCCTGCTGCGGATCCGCTGCCCGGGTCGCGTAGGGCGCGGGCGGCACGGGCGGCGCGGGGGGCACCGGGGGCACCGGACGGGTCGGATGTGAAGCCGAATCTTGTGTATGAGACATCACCACCTCCACGAAAAACGCTGCCAGACCACCCAGACGCGTGGCGATGCGCGAGCCTGGATGGCGGCATGGTCAGGTCACGCGATCAGCGCCGCGTCGGGTCGACTTCCGGCATCCCCGGCGGCCTGACATTCGGCGGCCGGCCACCGACGCCGCCGGCCGGCAGCCGATCCTTGATCCACGCGATCGCCCGCTCGAGCTTGGTCTTGGCCTCGGCGTGGTCGACCACGACCCAGCGGGTGTAGTGGACGTGGCGGCTCACGTGGAACGTGGCCAGGATCAAAGTCTTGCCGGACAGGTCGGGCAAGCCGGGCATCTCCGGCAACGGCGGCCAGATCTCGGGTGGATCGACTTCCCCGCCGGGCGGGATCGGCACCCAGGGATGCTCGACGCTGGGCGGAATCGGCAGGCCTACGCCGGGCTGCAACCATGGCGGCAGCGGCGGCCAGTCCTCCCGCGGCGGCAGGGTCGGGGGCAGGCCATGCCCGGGCCGTTCCGGAAAGCCCGGGCGCTCGGGGAAGACCGGCAGTTGCCCAGCTTCCCAATCCGGCAACTCCGGTCGATTGACTTCGCGCACGTTAATCGGCGCCTCTGACGACACGACATAGTGCGGCATGGGTTTACTCCCGGGCTGTGTGGTGGAAACCGAGGAGGCATTTACGACCGTCGTAAAGATCGTGTCCAGGGGGTGCCCGGAAAAAGGACGGGCGCCCGAGGAGCCCTCTGAGCGCCCGCAAGGGGGTGGATTTTGGAGTAAGCCACGAGAAGGAGCTTCCCGCCCATGACTGCCGGATGTTGTGGCATGTACCGGATTCCGGACGCAAGGGTTGCGACGCGGCGCGCAAGCGTAGCAGGATGCAGGCGGGACGCAGCCGGGCTCTGACCCCCGGCTACGCCCCTAACCATAGGACGAGCACGAGAACACGCCCCATGGCTGCGCCCAAGTTGCACGGATTCGCGTGCCTCGCGAAGCGAGCTTTAGCCGCTGGGGCCGGAGGCGCGCGTGACCGCGCCGTTAAAAATCAGCTTTGCCAGAGAGTTATCCTTGAGGCAGGCTGTTGCACGCTCGACTCGGAGGTCGGGCGTATGGAGCAACACATGACCTAGAAAAGCCAAAGCCCGCCACTAGGGCGGGCCCCACAAAAAGCTGGGTGGCTGCTCGGATCTCTCGCAGGACCGAGCATCCCCCAAAGCAGCGCCGGAATCAAGCCTTGAATTTGGCTGCGTGGGTGCGCGTCCTGAATCTGGTCGGCCTTGGCTCACGAGGAGAGCCGATGTCGTCACCGAACTATCATCAACGTGTCTGGCGGGCGTTCCGCGAGAGAGAGCTCACCCACGCTTTCCTAGCCGTGCTGCTGGAGCTGCCCAGGTTCCGCGGGCCGGACGGGATCTGTCCCGCCCATGCCGCCCTGGCGAAGGCCGCCAGATGCTGCCCCAGGACCGCCCAGCGGGCGCTGCAGGCGGCGCGGGCGCTCGGCCTGGTATCCTGGCGCCACCGGAGCGTCAGAGTCGCCTGGCGCGCTCTGAGGACCTCCAACCTCTATGTGCTCGCCGGGCTCACGCCGGCCACCAACGGACAATTTGGCCGAGGAAAGAGAATCCAGAAAGAAAATACGGCTTTAGAGGAGGCGCAGGCCGCTCTGGCGGCGGTGCGAAAGGGGGCGGAGGCGCGGATCGCGGCGTTCTGGCGGGCTAACCGCGACGTCTCGCCTTCCGGATAGCCCCCGGCGAGGGGGCGCGGGGCAGCAGAGGCACCGGTCTGGGGACGATCTCGGTGGCCTCATCGGGACAGAAGCGGGAGAACCGCGCCACGATCTGGCGCAGCGCGTCGCCGGTGAACCCGACCATGCGCTCGAGCAGCTCGGGAGAGCCGGACTGCTCAGCGATCGTCAGCACCTGCACCAGGGCGGCGAGCTGGGCGGTGGCGATGCGCAGCTCGACGTGCTCGTCGGGCCGCTCACCTGGCTGCGAGGGTGTGACCGGGTCGGTCTCGACCACCGCCCGGGCCTGCGCCGCCTCGGCCACCTCGGAGGCCCAGTCGAGCCAGTCGGCGATCGACAGCGCCCGCCGCCGCGCCGCCTGGGTGATGCGCAGGATCGCCCGCTTGCGCATGTTCTTGACCTGCCAGCGGGCGCGGTGATTGTCGGCGAGATCGTTGAGCGCGACCGCTGCAGCTGTCATGGGGTACGACCCCTCCCGGTGTGCACTGTGCGCCCGGTAGCAGGTCGTACCGTGATCAGGTCAAGCCGTTGGCGAACGGGGGTTAGCCGAGCCTGCCGAAGTCCGGCAGCACCTCGCCGGCGTTCCAGTGGAGCTTGCGGTTGGTGTCGCGGGCGAACCGGCGCGCGTCCCGGCGCCGCGCCGGCGGCTCGGCCTGCCAGGCCGTGTATTCGTCGGTCGCCAGCTGCATGTCGTTCTCGAAGTTTTCCAGCGAGATGCGCAGCGCCGGCTCCGCGCGCTGCGTCGTCTTTGGCCGGCAGGGTCGCGGCACGCGCTTGCGGCCGGGTAGCGGGATGACCTTGGCGCTGGGCTGGCCACGCAGCAGCGCCCGGACCAGCATGATATGATCCAGCGGCATCCAGTATTGCCGGAGGAACTGCTCCGGCACCGGGTTCTCGCGGAGGAACTGCAATCCTTCGCCGCGCTGGCACGCCTCGTAGTATCGATCGTGGAGCGGTTCGAGCGTCTCGTCGAACAGCGCCGCCCGCGCCTCGAACTTCACCGCGGTTGCGCCGCCGCTGTCATACACCGTGCCTTGGGGGCCTAACCTCGCTGAGTCGCCCCGGTCGTCGTCGTGCATGTCTCCCCCGCCACGTCATCGAATAGTACGACCCGCGGGTAGGGAGGACGGCACGGCGCGGGCGTACTCCAATGTGACAAAGGACAAACATGCGGGCAACCGGGGAACGCCTTGGGGCGCGAAATAAATTGCTTGCGCGAGTCCTCAGGTTGTGGTTGGCCGATAATCTAGTAGAATCGCGCTTGTCGCGTTTCGAAAAAGCAACCCTGTTAGCCGGTGCGGCGCTTCAGTGCCGCGAGCAGCACGTCACCCTCCAGGCCCGGGTTGCGCCTCGGCTTCGTCGCGGCGCGACCGAATGACGGGCTGGCGGCGCTCTTGTAGGCAGCGAACAGCTCGCGGGACGGCACCAGGTAGCGATGGCGGCGGATCGAGGCGTGCACGCTGACCTCGCCCTCCTCAGTGCCCCACTCGATGTGGAGCTCCTCGAGGGCGGCGGCGACCGAGATTGCCTTGTCCACCGCGTTGGGCTTGTCGGACGCGGTGTAGCCTTCGCGGTGCATCCACTCAGCGACCCGCCGGCGGGCCGGGAAGTAGCTTTCCTGCTCGTGGATCGCACACACCATGGCGAGCGTCGCCGCGGTGGCGCCGAGCCAGCGACCGGGCAGGTCCCGGTGCGTGATCACCCACTCGTTGACCGCCTCGACCTGGGCCTGGGTGACCTTGGGAATGGGTGGCCCGATGACGTCGTTCTCCGGCAGCCGGCCGCCGCCATGTGGCTCGTGGCGGGCATCAGGCGGCAGGCGCGGCTTCTTCTTGGGGGTGGGGGTGCTGGTGCGCGGCATGGCAGGCTCACTCCTTTAGTCCGGCTTGCGCGATGGTCACGTATCAATTCGCGAGAAAGAATCGCAAAAGCAGGCGTCTTGTTGACGGGCAAGCATGGGATAACACCCAGTTACGTGCAAGGAATTTAGGGCCGAGTCGTAGGAATTTCACGACTATCGTAAAGCCGGGTTGTGTGAATAGTTCGTCATCGAACCCTCGAGGAGCTCGCAACCGGGGCGGGAAAGTTTACGACGGTGGTAATATGGTATGTCGGGGAATGCCCGGCAAGCAGAAAATTGTAACCCCGGGGGGGACTAGATTCGTCAGGGAGATGGATCAGCAAAGCCTGTCGCGTAGGTGGATATGGTCCCAGGGACCCTGCTCGTCTTTACGCCCTACCTAACGCGGCCGGCCCCCCTCCCCCCGCCTGGCCAAATGACACCCCGGCCACCCCGTGCCGGTTACGCCCGGAATAAATCCGCCGCCCGCCTAGTGGGAAAGCCGGCGCTCACATAACGCGCGCCGCAAACAGGCTCCCGCAGGCCACATGGGCGCGTCTAGCAAGCGCGCGTGTGAGGCCGGACGGCTCAGACCGCGTGAAAAGCGCGCGAAGCCCGACAAGTTGCGCCACGCTCGCATCATGCATGCGTGTGCGCCCCGAACTAAACAGCTTCTTGGCTCTTGTTGTTTACCGATACTCTTTACCACAGTCGTAAAGAATGGAGTGCCTGAAATGAGCCATACTATCTCTGCGAAATACTTGCTCACAACGGACACGTTGCCCACGCGCGACGTGAATACCGTGATACCCAGTCACGTCACGATAACCAGACTTCCCGCCAGGGTCGCGATGGGTGCACGCAAGCCCAAAATCGCCGGCCGTGGCAAAGGCGAGCGGGTCACGCTGACCCAAGCGGCGCGTGCCACGAACGTGGTTTGTGCCAAATCCTATCATGCAGGAATTCGCGGGTTGGCGGCGAGGGGGTGGTGATGAATAAAATGACCCCTTTCCGCTACTTCCGCGTGGGCGGACTGCGCTTTGTGCGTGTGTTCCGCCTGCAAGTGTCATGGTGCCTGGTGAAAAGGCGCAACGCCCATGCGTAAACATGAGCCTGACGATTTGCCGGATATGCCACATGATCCGCTGGATTATGAGGATTTCGATCCTGCGGTATTACCAACGGATTTCTTCTATGATCCTGATCGGCCGCTGGACACGTGTGAATTCTTCCAGCTGCTGACGCGATAGCTTTACGTCAGTCGTAAAACCTACACCCAAACTCCACACCCAAACCAGAGAGGTTCCCCAACAATGGCCAAGATCAATGTTCCGATGACGCCCAAGATCCAGGGCATGGCGCAACGCATCCGTGACTTCGCGAATTCGATCCAGAGCGACCACGACGATATGCTGGTGGCAAAGGAGACCGTCAACACGTTCAATGCGGGTATGACGGTTACACGCCTGGATGTGTGCGCCAAGGTGGCCGAACTGAGTGCCGCTGAGAAATGGCTCCCTCGCGAAATCGAGGAAGCGTGCACCGCGGCAAAAAAGCTCACCAACCGTCCGGCCGAGGACGCGACCAACAGAACCGTTGGCGTGTTCTGTTCCCAGCTTCACGCGGTGGCGCATCCCAAGGTGCGCAACCAGTTCCCGACCATTTTGGCGGCGTGCCGTGAGGCATGGGCTGACGAAACCATGGCCGACAGCGACGCGCCGAAGCCGGTTCACAAGTTCAAAGGTCGCGAATACACGCTGATTATGTCCGCGTGCGTCGCGGTGAAAAACGACGAGCTTGTGGTCGTCGACGCCGACAGCATCGTGCAATGGGCGATCGAGAACGACCCTGACTTCGATCCCGACAAGGTGGAAAAGCGCCTGCGCGCGGTGGCGGCCCAGCTTCAGGAAATCGCCAATGACTTCGGCGACGACCAAATTGCTGACGCGTGCACGTATCTGTCCACGATCTCCGCCGATGACTTGCTGAAGTCGCTTACCAAGAAGCGCGCGGCCGAAAAGGCCGCTGAAGCCAAGCGCATGGGCGCCCACAAGCTGACGAGCGTTGCCGTGACACCCGTCGCGCCCGTCACGCTGCCTGAGCCAGAGGTGAGTGCGCCAGAGAGCCAAGAAAGCCCAGAGAGCACAATCTCGGGCGTCTATGACCCGCTGGCCGACACGCTGAATGACGCCGGCGTTCAGTTGGCAATCGCTGCCTGAATTTACCACCGGCGTAAATCCGCGAACGTGAATGATCCTTCCTGATCTTCACGTTCGCGGATTACCCCACGCACCAAACACGCGAAGGAAACATCAAATGCTCACGTGCCTTTTCATCATGCTCGCGTTCGTTGGGCTTCTGTCCTTCTGCTGCGCCATTGATAACTGACGCACACGCACACGCACACACGAAAGAAAAACTCGCATTGAGGTTTAACCTCGCGCGAGAATTTACGCCGGGCGTAAACGCGTCCCATCCGCGTTAAAAACTCGTGAGAACCCGCCAAACGCTCGGAAGTCTCCCGGAACCCCCCAACCAATCACGTGTGAGATTCTCGTGATACCCGCTCGCGCAACGAACCGGCCGCCGATACGTTGCGAGGGCGCAGAGGTTTATATAGCGCTCCGTTGAAATCATTGTAATATCACGGCATGGTCCATCCCGGCTGCTGATTTGCGAGCAGCTAACCCATTGAAAACATATAATATCATGAGAGTCCAATAATAATAATAATTCTAACAGATTCATATATATAGGCTCTTACGCGAGGGCCCCCCCGAATTTAGTGGGGGTCATCCAGTCGCGAATGTGACTCGCATATAAATTCAGGGGGAAGAGAATAACTCCCATTTCCCCGCGGCTGAATAGACACCGTCAACCTGACCCATAATAACATGAGCACTTTCATACCCATAGGGTCCGGCTAATGAACCGGCTACCACATTTTATTTCAGCTATTCCTACTTGACACCCTCCCCAGTCCGTCCCTACCTATCCATTCCTTACGACTGTCGTAAACCTAGCGGACCGGGGAGTCCAGCGCATGCCCAACACATCAGCGAATAACTTCAAGCGTTGCACGTCCTGTCGCGAACGCAAACCCATCTCGGCGTTCGCCACCAAATACCGGCGCATCTGCGAAGCCTGTTGCGCCCATCGCAATCAGGCGAACGCGGAAGCCTGGGCGCGTGCCGCGGAATATCTCCCGCAGGTGGAGAAAGCCCGGGCAGCGCAGCTCGCCGCACAAACAAGCGACCATGAGCGCGTGCGCGCCTGGGCAGTGGCACGGGAATATCAGATGCCCGACGTCGTAATCGCGCAGGGCGTCACCCCCGATGAATGGGCGCTGCAATCCGGCGAGACCCATCCGCCCGGACTGACCATCACGCGCACCGGCTACAACAAATACCAACGCGAGCGCGCTCGCGCCAAGGCGGCCCAGCGCGCCGAAGAAAAGCTCCGCGAGCGTGAGCGCCTGGGCATCCCGCCCATGATTGCTCCGCCCGCGAACTACACCCGCGCATTCCAACCCGACGCGACCAAGCTGTGCCGGCACTGCAAGCGCAGGCTGGGGTTCCAGCATTTCAGTTCACCGCGTGTGCGGATCTGCGTCCAATGTGATGGACCCCCGCTGAACGTGTGAACTCTTACCACCGGCGTAAAAACAACAGGAGTGAGCCACAATGTCCGCCACAATGCCCCAGGATGTGGGCATGATCTACGTCCTAGCGAACACCGACAATACGACATCCAAGGTCGGCATGACCCGCAACGGCACGCCAGATGGCCGCGCTGATGACTATTCATCCGAGTATGGCATCAAGTGGCGCGTCTACTGGAGCGCTCACACCGCGAACGTGGCGCAGGTGGAAGCGCGCATCCACAAGATGCTCGAACCATGGCGCCATGATTTTAGACCCGGCGCACGGGAGATCTTCGGCGTGCCGCCACACAAGGCGAAGGTGTTCGCCGAGCAGTGCGTGGTCCCGCTCAAAACCACCGAGCAGCTCGCGGCCGAGCAAGCTGAGCGCGAACAACGCCAGCGCGAGGCCGAAGCGCGCGCCCATTCAGCGCGCCTCGCAGCAGAACAGGAAGCCCAGCGCGCGCGAGCCGAGACTGAGCGCCAGACGCGCCTGGCGCACGAAGCGCAGGAGGCGCGTCGTGTCCAGAATCGCAAGGACAATAAGCGGGCGCTCTTGGTCATTGGAGGTGTGCTCCTAACTGGCGGCACGTTGCTGGCATACGCTGCCACAACGCCTGTGATACCAGCACCCCAACCCACAGTCGCAGTCGTCACCACCACTCCGCGCGTAGCAACTTCACCAGCAGTCACCCCGCCGCCAGCGCCCGTTATCCAGTATGGCATCGGCGCGAACCCATTTTCGGTATCCTGCTCACTGCCAAGCAATTCGCCTCTCGATGAGCTTATAGCCAGATGCCCGAACGACATCGGCAAAGAAAGAATCGCCTACATCATGAAAGCCCGACAGGAAATCGCCGCAGGACACTGTGAGCACAGGATTAGGCTTGGGCTTCATGAACAAGAGGTTTGGATAGCCTGCCAGCCAGGCGAGACACCCCACAGCATTCACCGCATCGACGGGCCATGAACCAATTACCACCGTCGTAAACAGGAGCCAACCAACCATGAAAGCATCCAAACTGATCGAAATACTCGCCAGACATATGGGCGATCCTGACGGGGGCGGCGACTTCGAGGTGCGCCTGTGGTCGCGCGATCCTGACCGCCATCCTACCTCGCCGCCGCCCAACATGGCACTGGACAGCCAACCCATCACGCGCTGCTGGTTATACCCTGGCATCGCGCAGATCATCATCGGCACGGAGTGAGCCATGAAACTCACCTATCCCCCCACGCCCAGCGGGAAACGGGGCAACAAGCGACATTCGCAGCAGGAACGCCTGTGGGCAAAGAAGCTCCCCTTGCGCGGCCGGCTCGCGTTGAACCGCGCACACCGGGCACGCCGTGAGTTTCTGCCGATCCGTCCGATCTGGCGCCTAGGCGCTCGAAATTTAGAGCAGGAGTAACCCACATCATGTCCATCAAGATCATCCGCGGCGCCGACGTCATGGGCGATCGCTACCGCTATGATTTTCGACTATGCCGTGCCAGTGACGGCTGGGCGCAGCTGGATACCCGCCAGGATGCGTCCTACTATGGCAACTGGGTGAACCCGGGCACCTTCAAGCTGTTCTCCTACTGCGAGGGTGATACCACGCTCACCGAGTGCGAGACCGAGCAAGAATTCATCAACACGCTGCGCGCGTGCATCGCGTGGCATCGCGAGCGGGAGTATTTCATCGGCATCGACGCGGGCGGCGACACGAAAACGCACCTCGAGCGCATGGGCTTCGGTGAGGAGTTGCACTGATGAGCCATACCAACGCCCGCTATTCGCATGTGTTCTCCATCGCGTTCGCCGTCGAAAGCGACCACGAGGCCGAGGACGTCACCATCACCGAGCTATGGGCCGGCATCGAGAACCGCCTGCGTGACCTGCCCTATGATGAGATCTTCGAGGCGGCGCAGCTGGAAGACAGCGAGGCGCTCGGCTGAACCATTACGACCGTCGTAAAAAATGACCAGGAGTGAACCAATGCCCAAGCCAACCAGGAAACGGCAGTTCTCCGTCGAGGTGGCGGACGTGCTGCACATCCGTCGTACCGCCACGGTTGTCATCGTCGCGAACGACGAGGACGACGCCGAGGAGCGCGCGATCGAGTTCGCGAGCGACAACGCCCATAAAATCCAGTGGGACGAGGAGCAGATTGACGCCGATCCCTACGAGGTGTCCGAGGTGACCGAAGTGTTCCCCCACCTTCCGCACAGCTGCCCGTCCAACCATTGGAACCGGGGCGACGACATCTGCGAAGACTGTGGGACTAACTTACAGGAGTAATCCAATGCCCAAGTATCGCATCACCGGTGCCATGACCCGCACCTGCAACTTCGACGTTGTGATCGACGCGCCTTCCGCGGACCGCGCGATCGGGGAAGCCCACGCCGAGGCGTGGAGCAACATGGCCGAGAGCGAGCTGGATGCGTCCGAAGTCGAGATCTACGACGTGACCGAGATCGAGGAGGAGTGAACCATGACCAAAGCGGACGCCATCGCGCGGTATAAATTACTCATCGCCCGCTACGGCACCGCGTGGACGCCGGCGCGGGTGCCCGACCAGTCGGCCTGGGATGAAATGGCGGAAATAAACCAACTCCTCACCACCGAGGACCGCCGCGCCGCACTGGGCTCGCTGAACAGGCCGAATCGGAGCACACTGAACCAAAACCAGGAGTAAGCCCAGGAGTAAGCTATGAGTGAGCACGAGCCGGACCTGGCGCTGATCATGCGCAAGCTGGACCAGGTCATCCAGGACAACGCGATCTTCCGCGACGACATGCGGGTGCAGACCGCGATCATCATGCGGATCGACACCACGATGGGAACGCTGCTCACCGAGCTGCGCGCCATGCACGCGCGGCATGACCGCCTGGCGAACCGCGTCGACAAACTCGAAAAGTCAGATTGATCCTTGGCAGTCGGTTCAATCTGGGCTTATCCTGCACGACTTACGACTGTCGTAAACAAACAACCTTTGGAGCAAGCTACACCATGAACCTCAATCAGGCTCTCGATGTGTCATTGCGCACCCATATGGCTGCGATACAGGCGGGCGTCCGCCCCAACGCGGAGGAGTGGGTCTCCGGCCCCGGTGTGGGCAAGTCCACCACCGTGCGCGAGATGATGCGCCGCATGGCGGTCGAGCTGGGCCGTCCGGTCGGTCTGGTCACCGAGATGCTGGCGACCATCCAATCGGTCGACGTGCGGGGCTTCATGCTGCCGCAGAAGGCCGCCGATGGCACCATCCGGCCGATCACCGTGTTCTCCATCCCACCCTGGTTTCCGACCCGGCAGAACACCACGGTGTTCATGCCCGACGGTAGTGAGGTTTTACCGCCGCACGCGGCCGACGTGGCGGTGCCCGACGTGGGCGTGGTGTTCCTGGATGAGTGGGGGCAAGGTGAGAACGAGGTCAAGGCCGCCGCGGCCGAGCTCTTACTCAACGGCCAAGTGGGTGGTGACCGGCTGCCCGTCGGCTGGCGGGTGATCGCGGCATCCAACCGCATGACTGACCGGGCAGGCGTCGTTCGCTCATTGACGTTCATCACGAACCGGCGTCGCGAAGTCAATATCGACGCCAACGTGGCGACCTGGATGGAGTGGGCCAACAACCTGGATCCGGCCGTGCGGCCGCACCACTACACGCTCTCGTTCGCGTCCAAGCAGCCCGACCTGGTGTTCCGCGACACGGTGCCGCCCGGCGACAAGCCGTTCTGCACCCCCAGAACCCTCGTGCTGATGGACCGCGACCTGCGCTCGCTGCGCACGCCGGACGATCTGAGGCGTGACCGGCTGCCCACCGATCAGGTAGCGCGTGAGGTGGTGTCGGGCTGGATCGGCGGTCCGGAAGGCGCGCAGTTCATGACCCATCTGCGGTTCGCCGACCTGCTCCCCGACATCGCCGACATCGAGCGCGATCCGATGCGGGCGAAGCTGCCCGACGACCGCGCGGCCCAGATGGTGTGTGCCTTCATGCTGGCGCACCACCTGAACAAGGACCGTGCGGTGAACCTGCTGCGGTATGTCAGGCGGCTGAATATCGAGATGCAGGTGCTCGCGATGCGCACGATCACCGCGCGCACCGAGCACGCCAAGCTGGTCGCGCTCACGCCCTCGTATCAGGACTGGCTGTTGGAGAACAAAGACATCCTGATCGCCTCGCACCAGTGACACGCGTGAAAAACGTGGCGTAGCCCGGGAGGGGAGGGTTTCGGCCTTCCCCTCCAGTTACGACTGTCGTAAATAGAGCCACACGGGAGCCAATCACATCAATGAATGACATGACCCTCACCATGACCCAACAACCAATCACCGACCCGATGGAAGACGCCCCGCTGTCGATCTCCCAGGTGGATCTGGCGGACGCGGTGCGTTCGGCGGCGATGCTGGCCGATCTGACGGTGCACCTCTGGTCGGGCGAGCGCACCGACGCCCAGATCGGCGCCGATCTCAAGGCGCAGGCGGGCGCGGTGGGTAATACCGGCCGCTACGTGAAAAACCTGTTGGCCGGTTGTGACGGCGGCCTCAAAAAGGTCCGCAACGCCTATATCGCCGCGCGCGGGCTGCACCACGCGCTCACCCTGCCCTGGGTGACCAACCCGCACGGCGAGCGCCACACCGGCTCCAGGTTGCTCCCCAACCTGTTGTTCCAGCGCTACATCACCGAGATGGGCGCGGTGAAATCCACCGCGCAGGCCGAGCTCACCACCTTCATTCATGATTATCCAGGTCTGGTCACCACCGCGATGGCGAACCTGGCAGGGCTCGCCAAGGCCAGCGACTACCCTGACCCGGCCGCCGTGCAGGAGGCGTTCAAGCTGGATTTTGATTTCAGCCCGATCCCGCCCGCCACCGCGTTCCAGGGGCTGGACGAGATGATGCTGGAATCGCTCGGCGCGCAGCTGCGCAAGCGCCAGCAGCAGGCCGCACTCGCCTCGCAGGCGGCGATGTGGGAGCGGGTGCGCGACGCCGTGGGCCACCTGGTCGAGCGCCTCGCCAACCCGGACGCGATGTTCAAGGCGTCCTCGGTCGAGAGCGTGCGCGAGCTGATCACCTTGTTGCCCGGGTTTAATGGTGTGGGCGACCCGCGCGTGGACGACGTGGTCCGCGCCATCGAGACCATGCTGGACGGGGTGGACGCGACGTCGCTCCGCAAGTCCGCCGTCGAGCGTCGCGAGGTGGTGGCGAAGGCCCAGGCGCTCACCGACCGGCTCGCCCAATGGGGCGTGTGATGGGGCGTGTGATGGGAACCGTGCGCGGCGTCGCCAGAGATAACCGCATGTATGTGGAATACGTGCGCGTGCCCTACTGGCGCGCCCTGCGCCCGCGTTGGGTGTGGCTGAGTGTCGGCTTCAGCGCGGGCTTCATCGCGGGCGTTCTGGTCGGCATAGGAGGAATGTCATTGTGAACCAGGTGAACCAGGTCAACCAGGTCGTCGTGTTGCACCCGGCGACCGCATCCGCCTCGCAAGCTGAACCTGCGCGTCCGCGTTATGGGTTCGTGCGGGGTCCGCAACAGGGCATCCACGCGCTCTACGATATCTGCGACCACGCCGCCGGCGCCGATCAGGTGATCGCCGCGCTGGTGCGCCACGACGCCGCGGTGCACATCGTCGCCGCGCTGAACGCCTACGAGGCCGCCGAGCAGCTGCGCACGCGCCTGCTCGCCCCTGATAGCTCCGACAACCCCGAGGAGGCCCCGCCGCCCGCAGCTGCCTGATTTACCACCGCTCTAAAAACCACGCCAACAAACTAATGGAGTAAGCCCCAGTGGCAAGCCTGAAATCCCACCCCTTCACCGTGGTGAAGCCGACGCCTGCGCAGGAGCGCTCGCTCGAGATCGCCTCGATCGCGTTCATGAATGACGCGCCCTTTTACGCCCATGCGTTTTACAGCCTGGGCCGGCTGGTGCTCACCCGCGACATCGCCACCGCCGCGACCGACGGGCGGCACGTGGTGCTCAACCCGGATTACTTCTGCAGCCTGCCCACCAAGCAGCAGGTGTTCGTGCTGGCCCACGAGATGGACCACCTGGTGTGCCGCCACCCGCAGCGGTTCCTCCACTACACCCGGCAGGGTCATATCAAGGGCAAGCCGGCGATCCTCTCACGGGCCAACATATGCGCCGACTATGTGATCAACGCCAATCTGGTTGCTTCCAAGATCGGCGCGATCAATCCCGAATGGTTGT